TATCGGGTAATTTAAATGTTGTAGGTGATTTTATATTATCAGGGCCAACAAATTTAGTGCCAAAAGGAATTATTGTTGCATGGGGTTCTGATATAATACCAGAAGGATGGGCTATTTGTGATGGAACTAATGATACACCTGATTTAAGAGGAAAATTTGTTTTAAGTTCTGGACAACAATTATTAAATACTAGTGGTGGGACAACAACTACAATGTTATCAATTGAGAATATTCCACCACATAATCATACACTTTCTTCTACATCAATAGATAAAGTATTAAATCCACAGGCTCAAACGTGTGTTTATAATGATGGTGAAAGTGGTGGTAAAAATGCATATTATTATGAAACTAATGGTTGGACTGGTGTATTTTATTCTTTAACCACTATACAACAAGAATTTAATAGTGCATATGCAACTACAATAGTAAATCGTAATACACAATTACCTATTTCAATTATGCCTCCATACTATGTATTAATATATATAATAAAAATATAATATATAATATATTATAATGAAAAGTAAATATTATATTTTTATTATTTTTATTTTAGCAATAATATTATTTTATAATCAATCATGTATTAAGCAAAAACATAATTTTATAAAAGAAACAATGACAAATATATCACCAGTAGATGAATTATCAATTATCAATACAATAAAAAATATATATGATATTGATGTATTAGCAATAAAAAATTTATCTGATACATCAATGAAAATACAAACAACCAGTTTAACAATTATGGGAAATATAGATATAACAAATAAATTAAAAGTATCAGGTAATTTTATATTATCAGGAAATACAAATTTAATTCCGAAAGGTATTATTATTGGATGGGCATCAGCCGTAGCCCCTGATGGTTGGGCAATTTGTAATGGAGAAAATGGAACACCTGATTTAAGAGGTAAATTTATATTAGGTTCAGATACAAAAAATCAAATAAATAGTTTAGGTGGTTCTGATAAGATAACATTAACACTCCAAAATTTACCTGATCATTGGCATAATCTTAAAAATGATCAAGGATTTAAATTTTTAGATCAAAATGCAAAAATTTATACTATGAAAGATGGTGAAGGTGGTGGCAAACAATTTACTTTATACACTAATGGTGGGTATGGTCCAAGTAATATAGATATTTTAATGGGATCATCTATTGCAAAAACATTATTAAATTCAGATAATACAGTAGTAAGAAATCCAACAGATATTGTAGAACCAATATCAATTATGCCACAATATTATGTTTTAACATATATAATAAAATTATAAAATAATTTATAATCTATAATAATGAAAAGTTATTATATTATTATTATTATAGTTGGATTATTAATTTATAATCATATATGTATAAAACAAAATCAACAAAATATTAAAGAAAATATGTCTAATATTATTACAACTGAAGATACAAAAATAATTAAAGCAATAAATAAAGTATATTATGCAGATATTCAGGCAATGCGTAATTTATCAGATGTCGCAACTAAATTACAATCATTAGGATTAATTCTTCCATGTAATGTATTAGTAAATGGAAATATACAAATTTCTGAATCATTTGATTTAATTGGAAGTACATCTTTATTACCCAAAGGCTCAATTGTAGCATGGAATTCAAATAGTCCACCGTCAGGATGGATAATATGTGATGGTACTAATGGTACACCAAATTTGAAAGATCGTTTTGTTTTAGGTGCAAATTCAGATAAAAAAATAAACACCACCGGTGGAATATCAAGTATAACATTAACTGCAAATAATATACCAGAACATACTCATTCATTATCTCATACTGGTGCAATTAAAAAAAGATTATTGCATGCTAATACAGTAGGAAAAAATAATATGTATAATGGTGAAAGTGGTGGATCTTCTCATGAAGTATATTGTGATGTTTATTCTAATTCAGGAACGCGATTAGGTACAGAAGTAATGAGTGGTACAACAGCAATTAATTTATTAAAACCTGATAAAACAGCAGTAGTAGGATCAAAGGCATATGATTTTATACCTCCATATTATGTTTTAACATATATCATCAAGTTGTAAATTTAATTATTAACTAGTTAATAATTAAATTTAATCATCAAATATTTTAATAGTGAATATCACCTTTAGATTCATCTTTAACAAGTTCATACATAAAGATGATACCTCTTTCTTGAGCCATTTCATAGAAAGATTCGCCAGGTTCACTTCTTCCAGGGGTTCCATCAATAGAGTTAACGGGTTGTCTGTTAACATATTGATTAGAATTTGCACTAGATTCAACCATGTTATTAACACTTAAGGGATCATATTGAAAGTATTCATTTACAACAACATTTGGGTTTTTGGTAGGTGAAATTAAAAAGATAGCAGAAGATCCAACAACAATGTTTCTTTCAACAGTATTGTTGTTGACTTCAGCAACAACAACGGATCTTAATTGATATTCATCTTCACCAATGGAAATAGTTTCATTGAATTGAACTCTAGTGTCATTTAATCTTTCAAATCCAGTAATACTTACAGGTAATCTGGAAATGTTGAAGGGTTGCATATCATTAAATCTAAGGGTATGAGCACGTCTGTCAACATAGAAGAATAAAACTCCTTTAGAATAGATAATACTAGTTTGTTTAGGAATCATAATTCCATTTTCAACAAAATATTGACTTTGTTCAAGAGCATCACTTAATTCTACAGGTTCATTATTAGTTGCAGATGGAGGAGGAAGTCTAAAGTTAATCATAGGTACACTGGTAACAATTGGAATAGAGTGTTGTTGGTAAGGGTTAATAACAATAGTGTTATAAACAGGCATAGTAGCAACGAGAGTAGGTCTGAAAGAAAATGCAGATAATAATCTCTTAAGAATAACTCCATCAAATCGTCCATATACTAAATCTGGATTATCATGTTTGTTAAGCTTGCACATATCAATATTTGTAATAAATTCACGAAAGCTGTTATTGTAATATTGACCATTTCTTAAGTTTAATACAGAGTTCCATAATTGAACTTGGAGTTGTGAACGAGTTAATAAATCAAGAACAGGAGATTTGTTATCACATACAACATCATTAGGATCTCTGGTTAAAGCATCAAAAAGTTCAAAATCAGGTCTGGTAGAAATAGGTTCCTTGTTGTATCTAGATTTAACAATGTTGGCAATACTAGAATGAAGGAAATGACTTTCAAGAACAGGTATTTTAGGAATGAATAATGCAGCAATTACAGGGTGAACAGAATCTCCAGGACGGTGTCCAGAAATACGATCATATTTTCCAGTAAGAGCTTCAAAACCACAATCAGTATATTGCATAGATTGTAATAATACTTGAGCATGAAGATTTCTAGATGCAGCATGTAATTTAATAATATCTTGAACATATTTATAGTCTCCTTCAGAAACATTAAGAGAACCATGAAAATCAGTGCTGATAGATCCTAAAATTTTCATCATATTTGTAGAAACAGCATAAACATCAGGACTTTTAATGCCAACTAATTCTTGTTCATAGATACGATGGAATTCAGCAAATTCACTATCAGATAAGTTATGTTTAATCTTAAATAATTTTGCTTTATCTAATAAAACATGGAAAGGATATTGACGGTTGCTGTATTTATCGCGAATTAATTTAGCAAATTTTTTAGCTTTCTTTGTAATTTTTCTATGTTTTTCTTGGAAACTATTTTCAATTTTATCAATAATCTCAGGATTGCGTGCATATTTATCGCGAATATTCATCATTTTATTAGATCCATCATTTGATTTTAATAATCTTTGTACTTCATCCTCAACCGAATCTTCATTTTTATTAGAACGATTTCTTTGATTATATTCTGAACTATCCATATATATATATATTGCATTAGAAATTTTTTTTAAAAATTAAAATTTTAAACATTTTTATATTTATTAAATTGAGTTTCGTAAAAAATTTTTATTTATTATATAAAGATATATGTAACCTAATTATTAATCATGAATAGTTGTGATCTATGGATTAATAAATACAAACCTAATAATATCACAGAAATCATAGGTAATAATAATCAAATAAATAAATTTAAGTACTGGTTAGAAAACCTTAGTTCAACAAAATATCAAGGAATTATTATATCAGGTAATCAAGGATTAGGTAAAACATTAACAATAAAACTAATACTAGAAAATATTGGGTATATAGTTAAAATTATAAATCCTAACGAAATCAAAGATCATAGAATATATGACAACTTTGATGACTATTATAATTTTAATAATTCAATATATTCAAAAATACATTTTAATAATAATAAAAATAATAAGATAGCACTTATTTTTGATGAAACAGAAAATATTACTTTAACCAGTGAGAAAAAATATATATTGGATATTTACAAAGAAAACAATAAATTAAAAAACTTTCCATTAATTTTCATATCTAATAATCAACATTCAAAATTATTAAATGAATTAAAAAAAGGGTGTCAAGAAATTGTTTTTACAAATCCATCTAATACTGAATTAAAGACACTAATTAAAAAAATATGTTCCAAAGAAAAAATTTATTTTGAGTCTGATGATTTAATTGATAAACTTATCATTTTTTCACAAAATGATATTAGAAGACTAATTAATTTATTACAAGAATTATCTTTTCATGTGAAAGATAAAATAACAGAAGATAAAATTATTGAGTTTATTGAAAAATCTCGTAATAAAAATATTGATATCGGATTATTTGAATCAACAGAAAGATTATTAAATAATTATCTTGACTATGATACAATTATTAAATTGTATGAATCAGAAAAAGTTTTATTACCTTTAATGATTCACGAAAATTATTTGAAAAAGATTCTCAGTAAATCTAATAATAATTTACCAATTGAAAATATGATTAGAATAACTGATTCATTATCAAGAGGTGATAATATAGAAACAAGTATATATACAGATCAAAATTGGTATCTACAAAATATACATGGATTCTTTACATGTATTAAACCATCCTACTGGATTAATAAAGATAACAAATATAATAATTTTGATATTAAAAATATTAAATTTAGTTCAGATCTTAATAAAACTTCTCTTAAAAATATTAATCGAAAAAATATCATGAATTTATCTAAAATTATTAATAATAAATCAAATCAAGAAATATTAATGTTAAATAAAATTTGCAATCATTTAATTAAATCTGGTAAGGAGAATGATTTAATTAAAATATTAAATGGATATAATAAAGATATTACCATTAAAGAAGTTGAATTATGTTTAAAAATAGATAAAACTACTGAATTTAATGTTCTTGCGTCAAAAGATAAAAAAAGAATTACCAAACAAATTAAAAATTAATTGTTCACAAATGTTAGAAAAACAATTTCTATCATTGCAATAATTAATTTTTTTAACTAAGTTAAAAAAATTAATTGTATTTTTCAATAATATTCTTAATAGTTATAAATTGTATATTGTTTTCAGAATTAGATGGGGTTAATATTAAAACATCATTAGATAAATACATTATTAAATCTTTTATCCAATCTAAAAACTTTTCATTATCAATTAATAAAACATCTTGAGTTAATAATTGATAATAAAAATTAATTTTTTTATTATCATCACTCTCAAATAAATAACTGAATTTTTTAATTTTATCAATATTTCTTATTTGTGTTTTATCAATTCCAGGTATTGAAGAGGCCCATATCCATAAATTAGTTTTATGCTGAAAAATTCCATAAAAATTATATTCACCTACTAATAATTTTTTATTATCTACAGATAATGTTACTAATGTCTTCTTATTTTTTTTTATAAAATCAAGGGTATATTCTTTATTATGATCTAATATTTTATCGTTTTCTTTATTTTTCATAATTATATAATCATTAATTTTTTTATTCATAATATATTAAATAATTAGAAAATTATTTAATAATTAGAAATTTTTTTAAAATCTAATATATTATATATGCAACAAAAAAAAAATAATAAAACTTTAATAATGGTTTTTATAAGCATTATTGTGTTCTTTGTTATTATTCTCCCGAATATAGATTGTTTTATGAAAGAAAAAATGACTGACACTGATGTAAAAGTAGAATCATCTGCCGAACTAATGAAAGTATCCGAAAAAGAATGTTCGATTAGTTGTTGTAATTATACACAATGGCCTCCACTAGACCCTGCATTACAAATGTATCATCATGACCCAAATAGTCCATATGTTCCTAGTAATTACACATGTAGTCAAGGCAATAATAAAGGAAGTGGATGTCCTTGTTTAACTAAACAAGATCATAAATTCCTAACTAATAAAGGTGGAAATGGTCCAAATTGTTTTTAAGAAAATATTTTTATTATAAACGTTAATTTATAATAAAAATATCTAATCTTTAATAATATAATAATGTCAAGTGTATTAATAGAAATTAAAAATGAATATACGACACATCTAATAAATACTATAACACCATCAATATTTGAAGGTCTACAATCAATATATAATACAGCATTAGAAATAACAAAAAATAATAAATCGTCTAAAAATGAGAATATATTTAAAATATTTCAAACATTCTTACAAGATATTCCTAAATGGAATACAGAAAGAATTGCAAATGAAACACAAAGAATTCTTGTTACATCACATAGTATTGATTGGTTAAATAATTTAATAAAATCAACAATAAAAGCTAATCTACTTATTTTTACATCTAAAAAATATAATTCAACTTATTATGATAATATTATTACAGAACATTTTATACATAAAATTTATATAGAGTGCGCAAAAGAATTATGGTATAATCCTTATTTATTATATCATGAATGTTCTCCATATGAAATCAAACAAAATCAACGTGAATGTATGAATCTTATTAAAGAATGTATTAAAGAAGGAATACGCAAAATGTTACCCTTGAAAGAAATTCTAGAATTATATCTTAAAGATGATAATATTATGGATGAACAAAAAAATGATGATCATAAAAATGATGATCGTAAAAATGATGATCGTAATTTAATTGGAGGTAATTTAGAATACAAAGCAACAACCCTTGAAGAACCAACAATAAATACTCGTATATTAGGTATTATTGAACCACAAAATAATGATAATTCAAGTATTAATTTACCAATGCATGGAGGTATGTATTCAATGACATCATCAAATATTGCTTCAATGATTTCATCAGAAAGACAAGATAATAAAGAACAAATTAATAACAAAGAAACTATTGGAAAAATTAATAAAATAGAAGAAAATACATTAGACAATAAAATAAAGAAAATATTACAAAAAGATTTGGGAACAGATTCGGATATTGAGACTGCATTAAATTATAATAATACTAATTTTCAAGAAATATTTTCAAATTCAGTCGATAAAGGAGATGATAAAAATAAATTCTTTAAGAATTATTTAAAACTTTAATTTGTATATACTTTTATTGATGGATATACCATATCAATAACACCAAATGTAATTGATGCAGTTGCACCAATCATTAATATTTCTCCAGAAGGTAAACTATACTCTGGGATATATCTAGCAGCACCAATTACAATTAAACATATTAAAACATATTTAATAAGTTTTCTAATATTATCTTGTCGAGAAAAATTATACATATTATATTAAAATAGAAATAAAAATTATTTAATATTTTTTATTTTCTTTATTATTTTAATGAACAAAAATTTACAACAATTATTAATTATAAGTTCAGTTTTTTTAATTATATTATGGTTTCAAATTCAAGATGATAGAAAACATAATAAAACAAGAAACGGATATTATGATATGTATAAATTTCCCATATTAATAAGTGCAATTATAGGTTTATTATTAAATTTTTATTGTGATAATATATCAGAATTAGATATTTTTATAAAACCTGTAATTACCCCAGAAACTATTAAGAATAATGCATTTAAATCAATGCATGAAAATAAATATAATATGTTTGAAGTTGATACGGGTAAGTTTGAATAAATAAAAAATTTATTCAAGCTTAGTCCTAACAACTTCAAATAAAAAAATTATTTGAAGATG